CACTTACTACATCAGTGGGCTTGAATATGATCAACGCAGAACTCAAGAACCATACTTCATAGACAAAATGCAAGTTCGTCAGAGAGCATACAATGAAGAAACCGAATCATACGACACTGTTCAGGGACAAGCGTTTACTATCGAAAGACAAATGCCCGTGCCATATACTTTGCGAATGCAGGTTGATTTTTGGACTACAAACTACAATCAAAAGCTTGAGTTAATAGAACAATTAGGTACCCTATTTAATCCATCTCTTGAAATTCAAAGCACTGATAATTTCATAGACTGGACATCACTATCAGTAGTCTATCAGGATGGATTAACATTTAGTACAAAATCAATTCCAATAGGAACTGGTAATCCAATCGACATCTTGTCATGGAAGTTTTACATGCCAATTTGGCTTAGCACATCTGCCAAACTGAAGAAGATGGGCGTTATTCACAAAGTTATTGCAAGTATCTTCAAAGGAACAGCCTATCAAGATATTCAGAATGAGGACTTGTTGCTAGGTACCAGACAGAAAATTTCACCTTATGGCTATAAAGTCTTACTAAAAGGCAATTCATTGCAACTGTTGCCTGCTAACGAAGCCTTTAATCCATCTAATGTGGACCTAGATCTACCGCCAAATCCAGACACTTCATTGTACTGGTCAAGTCTGCTAAATGTTTATGGCACGATCAAGCCTGGTATATCACAGATTTGGTTGCAAAACCCATACATGGACACGGATATTGTTGGTACAATTGCTCCAGATCCTATCGATGATCGATATTTAATGTATGATATTGATCCTGATACTCTGCCACAAAACACACTTCAACCAGTGGACAGTGTGATAAATCCACTTTTATCTGGTCCTAATGCCGGATTGCCGGGTCCAATTGCTGGTAGACGCTATTTGATTGTTGAAGATGTGGGTAGTCCGGGCAATTCCACTGTTGCATGGGGATCATTAATTGCCAGTATAAACGACATTGTTGAGTATGATGGCTCAGAATGGTTCGTTTCGTTTGATGCTTCTGAATCTGATTCAATCGAATACGTACAAAATCTGACTACAAACATTCAATATCGTTGGATATATGAAGAAGAACAATGGATGAAATCATTTGAAGGATGGTATGGAGAGGGAGATTACTCGATAGTTATTTGATCCTGACTCTTACGCATGATAATTAACAGTATGAAAATCGCTGCCGGCATATTTTTCTACAGTAACTCTACCAACAGATTCTTGTATCTGCTTCGTCACGAGAGTAAAAATTCCTGTGAATGGAGCATACCAGGTGGAAAAATAGACGATACGGAATCTCTGTTCGATGGATTGAAAAGAGAGTGCATGGAAGAAATGCAATTCGATTTGAATGATATCAAACTTGTGCCGATTCAAAAGTTCACAAATTTAAATTTTACATATCACACGTTTTTTGCCTCACTAGATAATGAATTCTTGCCTATTCTTAATAGTGAACACATAGGTTATGCATGGGTACTACCTCCAAACTATCCCAAGCCTCTACATCGAGGATTATTCATGACTGTTAACATTGATGTAGTTCAGGAAAAACTTAATGTTTTGACAAAAAAAACGGCTCCGAAGAGCCGTTTAAATGTTCAAACAAATGAACTAATTAAGTCAAAGCAAACAACTTGCTGAGTGCTTCAAAGCCTATGGCTCCCAATGCCATACCTGCCCCCATAATCATCCAGCGCCATTTCTCTAGATTGGTAACTTTTCTTTCCAGAGTTCTGTGCTGTTCTTGATCTGTTTTACTCATCTCTTCGATCAGTCGATGCGTAGTTTGAGAACATGTTGACATATGTGCCCGTAACTCTTGTAACTCTGTTTTTAAATCATCAATCTTTTCACTGAGAGCTTCAGTGTGAAATTGAAGGACCGCAATGTCGGTTTCATGTTGTTTTATACGAGATACTCTAGCTACACTTGACATTTACTTAAGCCTTGTTGATTGTTACTACTGGGTAGTAAATACCTGCCGCTACGTTAGCGGCGGCCGCCGCATTGAATGTTGCATAAACTTCAGATGCTGCATTAGCATTTGCAGTGTCATAGAACACATCTGAGTTGATGTCATTCAAGCTTTGGACGTACACTGTATCAGTATTGGCATAAGTTCCCAATATGTTGAAAGTGTTGGGAGTTAGCGCAGCATTTGCTACGTTAGCAGTGTAGCAAGCGCCAACTAGTGCTGATGTTACACCCTTAACAAGATACTTGGTCTTGCCTTTCTGACGAATGATAAATCCAGGTTCAGCAGTTGAATAAACGAAAGATGCACCTGATGCATTTACCAATGCGTTAGCAGACAGATCAAGATTACCACTGTCGGCAATAGTTGCAACATAACCGAGAAGTGTACCTTCGCTGGTTGTGAGTGCAGAACCTGCGGCTAATTCAGTAGTAAAATCAGTTCCTGTACCTACTACTGCAACTGAGTTGTTGGCAGCAGCGATTGTACCAGTGCCTGAAACTCCGATTGCTACGTTAACCAATGTTTGGCTACCGAAGATTGCTGTGTTACCACCAACTACACCGTATGTGGCAGTATTAGTAGCTGGATAACCAGTGCCGCTCAGTGGATTGTTGAAGTAAGCATCAACAACGTTTACTGAGGCTAGAACTGAACCACCCGAAGTGTCAGATAGTGTTACTGGAGTGCTTGTTGGATTTGCTGAAAGCTCTGTTGCTGAAACTGTGAAAGTTGAAGCACCGGTAATTTTTAGAATCCAATATGTAACTCCTCCTGTCAAACCACCTACTGATGATGCAGGAATGAATGACATGCCTGCAAATACAGCTACGTTTGAAGAAATAACTGTTGATGTAGATGGAACACTTGATAGTGTTTGTGAAACTGTTACTTCGCCAGATGCGGCGGTAGTATCAGTGATTGTAAGCACGGCTTGTGCTTTTGCGATTTTTAGTGGACGACCCATTTGTTTTCTCCTATGTATGACGGGTTTTAGCCGCTACGCGGTGGGAGCCGCATAAGTTACTGTGATTGCACAGTAAGCACATATATTTATCGAAAAATTGAATTTTACTGTCTACAGAACTATCAAGTAATTTCCCAAGGCCTGCCCTCAAGCAAACCGTCAGGATGTGGGTTAGGAGTTGATACGTTACCTATATATTGACTAGGTAGTAGGTCGATATCGTATATTGAATAAGGATTACCTGCCGCATCTCTGTCAAGTGAGGCCAAGTCTAATTTAGCCAATTGACGATCTTGTAAGGTTTCAAGTTCGCCGATAACATTTCCGCTGCGAAGTTCAGAATCAGTCACAATGTTGTAGCTAGCCAGTGTATTACCATCTGCGAGTTCTTCATTATCAAAAGCAAGAACATACCAGTCAGAACTGACGCCGGTCGCAATGGCAATGACTAGTTTAAGTGCTGCTACAGTTTGCCCATCGTCAATGGTGTACTCATCATACTGTGCAGCATTTAATAAACTTTGAACTTGAATGGTAATTGATGCCATTTAGAATCTTCCAACTGCTACTTCTATTATTCCTGTTGTACCGTCAAAGTTTTGTATAGCTTTACCTATAACTGTGCCAACAGCTGGATTCGACTCAGCACGAGCATATCCTTCTCCTGCACTAACAAGCATATCTCCTTTAGCGATTTTGCCTTTTACTCTGCATGGCACACGACCTTGTAGTGCCAGAATCACTAGATATCTACCTTCACAAGTGGAATTCATTACATAAGCTGGGTTCGTGGAAACAACTCCTGCCACTCTTCGTGAATTGTCTTCCGCTAGAGTTACTTCCTTATCACCCCCGAAATCCACCACCGTGCCTGATGTATAGTAAGCATCAGCAACGTAATATTCTGCTAAGTCTGCATAGGTAGCTTGCAGTTGTGAACCAGCTGTTAATGTCCAGTTACCAGTAATAGTGCCTGGAGTAGTGTTTGCTCCTGTAGTGATATTTGCTGTTATTACCGAAGTTGATACTGTCGCCCCGGATACTGTCAGTGCATTACCTGAAGCCGGAGCAGCAATCGTCACTGTGCCAACATTATTAATCGTTATGACATCAGCAAAACTCGACACTGTTCCGCGCTGAA